AAGGAAGTGTTTCGTGATGCTGGTCTGAATCCAACGGATAAAATGACTGAGTATTTTATGAAAGGCTACGAAGGCGAGTTATCTGTTGAGGCGATACAAGCTGAGGCTAATAGCGCAGGGTTATCTAATGTGGTAGCTCAAGCGGATACATCTAATTTGGAGCAACAGGCGCAGTTTGCAGCGCAAGTAGAGGCGGAGCGTAGAATCGCTGAAGCTGGTGATGATGCTGGTCCTGTGGCAGATCCTCAATTTGAGAGTTTAATTAAACAAACGAATAATGAAGCCGAATTACGGCAACTGTGGGAATCTAACGGCGGTACTTGGAACGCAGCAGTTTAGGTAGGCTCCAAAAATTTAATTGGAGATAGCCTAATATGGCAATAACACAAATGAGTTCGCTGGCAAGTGCCGGTACAGCCGCTTTTGAGCAGCTTGCCTACTTTGCTTTGCGATCACAACCTATGTTTGAGATGGTGTGTGACGTTAAGTCAACTAACCAATCTCATGCTGGCGCTACTATTTTGTTCACAAAATATAGTGACCTTTCACAAAGCACTTCAGCAATTTCCGAAACTTCTGACATTTCCCCTGCAACAATGGGCGATGCACAGGTTACGGTAACACTTGCTGAGTATGGTAATTCAGTACAGACAACCGCTAAAGCACGTGGAACAAGTTTCTTGAATATAGATTCTGACGCTGCGAACATTATCGGTTACAACATGGCTGATAGCCTTGATAACATTGTTCACGATGAACTTACTGAGGGAAGTAACGTATTATACGGTGGCGATGCCACAGCTACAGGAGAATTAGCAGCAGGCGATATTATGACTGCAGCTCTTATCCGTAAAGCTGTTGCTAACCTTAGAACTGCTTCTGCACCTACGTTCAATGGTGGCGTTTATGTTGGATTTATCCATCCTGACGTTTCCTACGATTTACGAAATGCTACTACGGTAACTGACGTAATCGCACACCAAAACCAGCAAAATGCTGGCGCTATCCGAAATGGTAGCATTGGTGTTTACGGTGGGGTTGACTTTATTGAAACCCCACGTGTAGAACTCACAGCAGATGCTGGTGCTTCTAACGTTGATGAATACAAAACAATTATCTGCGGTAAGCAGGCTCTAGCTAAAGGCTTTAGCCGAGGAGCCGGATTTGGTGAAGACCCAAGCGTAGTATTTGGTCCTGTGACCGACAGCCTACGCCGATTCAACACAGTTGGTTGGTATCACCTAGTTGGGTACAAGCGATTCCGTGAGGAATCCATCCGAAGGATTGAATCATCATCCTCAATAGGAGCTAACTAATAGTTCCTAATTAGATAGTTTGGGAAGGCTGCCTTTACTGGGAGGTTAGCCTTCCCTCTATCTTTCTTTGTGCTAGTGTATTAGTATTAGTGCATTATGGAAGACGAACAAGTAGATGTTGCGATAACGCCTGATCTGATTCAGGCTAAGGTTGTGGCAGACGAGGAGAACGCTGATGGCTAGCGGACTTTATGGGATAACTTTTTTAAACGCTTTGAAGAACACGTTGGCGTTGGACCTTGACAGTGACACGCTGAAGGTTATGTTGGTGACTTCTTCGTATAGCCCGAACTTTGGAACGCATGACTTTAAGAGTGATGTGTCTAATGAGGTTTCGGGTACTGGTTATTCTGCTGGGGGTGCGACGCTTGGTAGCGTTACGCTTACTCAGTCGGGTGGTACGATTACGTTTGATGCTGCTGATACTGCGTGGAGTTCTTCTACGATTACTGCTAGGGGCGCTGTGATTTATGATGATACTTTGACGGATGATCCGTTGGTTGCGTATATTGATTTTGGCGCTGATTATTCTTCTAGTAATGGCACGTTTACTATTGCGTGGAATGCTAGTGGTATTTTCACTATTGATTTAACCCCGTAGGAGGGTGAATGGCTACTTCTAATTTCCCATCTAGTCTTGATACGACGAGTGCGCTTCCTGCTAGTATTTCTGATACTGCTGCGTTGAATAGTCCTAATCATGGTGATATGCACGAAGTGTATAATGATGCGATTATTGAAATTGAGGAGAAAATAGGTATTGGGGATACGACTCCTACTACTAAGGCTGTTCTTGTTGGTACTGGTACTGGGCAGTCTGCGTGGACTACTACTCCTCCGTTGACAAAGATTGTGTATGCTTCTTCTGGTTCTGCTAATGAAGGAAGTAACACTATAGATGGGGCTGCTATTTATATTTGCCCTGATGATCCGAACTCAGGTAGTGACACTGTTGCTAATGGAGATATTTGGATTGATCTTGCTTAATGGGTACTTTAAAAGTTCGTAATGGTGGGTCGTGGGTTACTATTAGTAACGGTACGGCGTTTAAAGTTCGTAATGGTGGGTCATGGGTTAACCCTTCTAAAGTCAAGATACGTAATGGTGGTGCTTGGGTTGATGTCTGGGCTAAATCTGACCCTTTAACGCTTGCGTTTACTTGTAACGCTTCACAAGGTTGGCGTAATAACGCTTGGAGAACAGATACTAAAGTTCGCTTTGGATCGTTTTTGGATTTTGGGGATAACTTAACTGTTCTTGAATTTAGTGCTGACTCTACTACTGGTGGACACACAAGCACATCATTGCAAGAAGCTCTTGCCGTAAGATCTAGCGTAACAAGTGCAACATTAACGTTATATAGGGGTACTGGTGGTACTAATCCTATTAGCGGTTCTACAAGTGAAACGTTACTTGTAGGACAACACAATAAAGCTAATGGAACGTCTATGTCTAGCTACAACGCTGGTTCGTATGTGCAAACTACTAACATGCAAACCGTTGCTGCTTCTAATTTACAAAGTTGGGCGCAAAGCGCTTCTAAAGTATTAACGTTACCTTCTTCTGGTCTAACTGATTTTATTACGCATGTATCCACTAAACAAATGTGGGTATCCGAGAAATCAAGTAGCTGGATAGCTAGCGAAGGTGGTACAAGTTCTTCAGATATTTATTCTGTGTGCGATGGTTCAGCCGACACTAATAAACCTGTTTTGACTGTAACATTAGATTACTAAATGCGCTAACATTAATAGTGCATTGCATTTAACATTGGAAGGATAACAATGGAACTCAGCCCAGTAGAGGTACTACAAGAAGTAGAAAGACAATTCCCTGTAGAATTAAAAGTCTGTATACAAGCAGTACAGATTAGAAAGTTGCTAGAAGAAACAGATGATACCGACGACGAGTAGCCATGTTAACACATCCTTACTTCACCCTGAATTTAAACGCAGGTTAGAAGCGTTCTTTAGCGACGATAAAATCGCAGGTAAAGTCAAGGTTGTATCTGGAGTTCGTACCTATGCTCAACAAAAATATCTTTATGACGGTTACAAAAGCGGTAGAGCTGGGTTTAACTTAGCTGCTAATCCTGACAGAATAACTTCTTCGGGGTTCCAAGGAAGCTACCACATGCAACAATCTGCGTTTGATGATTGGGGTTATGCTGTTGATTTTAGAATTACTGGTCGTGGGATTAGTACTTCTCAAGTGAACACCATTGCTAAATCTTATGGAATTGTTGCTGATATTCCTAGTGAGTGGTGGCATCATCAGCCTTGCCGTGTAGTTAAAGGCAAGATTAAATGGTTTGATGCGCCTGCTTTGAAGGGAACGAAAGCTAAGAAAACGGTGAAGCAGAATAAGAAAGGGATTGCTGCTGCGTTTGCTGAGATAGAGGAACTTGTTACTAGCCGACCTTTGAAGAAAGGTTCTAAGGGGGCTGCTGTTAAGGTAGTGCAGCAGTTGTTAGCTGCTAAAGGGTTTTATCGGTATAAGGTTGATTCTGATTATGGGAAACTCACGAAGAAGGCTGTTGTGGAGTTCCAGAAGCGTCGTCTATTATATGTTGATGGGGTCGTTGGTCCTAATACGTGGAAGGCTTTACTTAGATGAGAGAATATTTAGATTTACTTGAGCGCTGTGGGGCGACGTTTGTGCAAGCAGCGGTAGCTACGATTAGTGGTAACTCTTTCCTTGAGATGGGTGTAAGTAATTGGAAACTTGTTGCAGCTTCTGGTTTCGCTGCCGTGTTATCTGTGCTTAAAGGTTGGGCTGCTACTAAGGTTGGGGATAGTTCTTTCTCACTTGTTGGTCGTAAAACTGCTTCTGAGGAGACTCTCTACGGAGATGAATAGGGGTTAAATGGCTACAAATTTCCCTAGTAGTTTAGATACCTCAACTCAGCAGCCGACGATTGCTTCTTCGGATGAGATGGATGATTCTGGTAAGGA